CGCGCTGTGCATGTCCACCGTAACGTCTGCGGCGTTTACGCCATCGACGTTTGCCACTTGGATCATGTTGATCTTAAAGACCTTGCCGCTGGATGCAGCATTGCTGACCAGTGTCGTTGCGTTCGTTGAAGAAAGCGCGACAGTGGCGGATTTGCCTATGATCGTGCTTACATTTACAATATTCGGTGCAGCCATTTGTTTTCTCCTTTAGCCAAACACGATTGCCATAGCTATGGCTTTACCTGTTGATATACCAGCACTACCAAAACTGATAGCGCCACTTCCGTTAGTAACTAATGCTTGGCCGCTTGTGCCATCTGATGTGGGGTAAGTAACCCCGCCTATCGTAACTGTACCCGTGAAGGTAGGGCTTGCAAGTGGAGCCGCAGCGAGGTTACCCCTAGCGGTAGCCGCATTTGCAACATCTGACAAGTTGTTCGCGGACTCAAGGAATGTAGTGAGATCAAACGTGGCTGATAAGTTAACCACTGCAGCGCCTGCTCCGGCACCGTCACAGTAAATTACTGCGCTTTCGCCGTTAGGTACGGTCACATTCGCGCCAGACCCTTGAGATATGATTACAGATTGACCAGAATTATTCTTAACAAAGAACAATTTATCTTGATCGTTTGGAGATACCGTTACGGTATTCGTTCCAGAAGGAGAGCCACCAAACACAAGAACCTTATACTGACCGTCAGACAAAGAGCCATCTGTTGTGGTTAGCGTATGAGTTGTTCCAGAAAGAGTGATATTGCCTACACCATTGGTAAGTCTATCAATAATCTGAAGGTTTGTGTTTGTTGTCGAACCCCATGTACCAGACTGTTCGCCATTGGCAATCAGCTCAATACCGCTGTTTACTGTGTATGTACTAGCCATGAAGCATTAACCTCCTGTCACGGTCTAATTTGAGTATACTCTGTTGTGGCGCTTGGCGCAATATTTGTCCACACCGCCGTTTCATCAGGGACTATTCTGCCCCACACTGTGACCCCTCGTGGGCCTATCGATCCAATTGCCTCGACCCCCGTGACAGGAACATCGACACCTGTACCTCCGGTAACACTAACAGAACCAACACCCGTTGTCACCTGTAACCCGGTAACTGGAACCTGAATGCGAAGATAAACGGATGCAGCGCCTACCGCGCCCGACATTCCAATGTTAGAAGCAATGGATTGACTCCACGCGCCAGAACTCCAAGAGTCTCTGCCCCAACCCGAATTGTCCGAGGCGGTTAGATATACGGTAACGCTTTGTGGTAAGCCATTTACTACGCCTGTTGCTTCCAGACCCGTTAAGGAAACACTCGCTAAACCTGTGGCAGTAACTCCACTCAAAGCACTGGTAGCTGCAAGCCCCGTGACGACTGCGTCCGATCCGCCTGTAGCGGTGACGGAATTTAGAGCAGATGTACTGGAAACACCAGTGACGTTGATTCCTACGCCTGCGCCCTCAACCACTGTAACTGAGCCAACGCTGCTTGTGGCGGAAATACCTGTGACGGAAATATTGGGAGCATCACCAGATACAGCTACAGAACCTACAGCACTTGTGCCTTGTACGCCCGTGGCAAGAGCAATCATTGCCCCATTAACCGAAACAACACCTACACCGCCTGTAGCGGAAACTCCAATGGGTTGCGTTGGCAAGCCACCAACTTCACCTGTTGCCTCAACCCCTGTGAGAGCAACACTTGCCCCGGCACTAGACGTAACAGAACCAACCGAAGAAGTTGCCTGTATGCCGATAACGGCTACTTCGCCCGGTATGGACGCGACAACAGAACCAACGGCTGTAGTACCCACAGAACCTGTAGGAGATACTACTGCGCCAGTAAGAATACTTACATCGCCAATGCCGCCCGTAGCGCCTATTCCCGTAGCAGGTACAGTGGCTACGCCCTCAATAGAAACAGAGCCAACACCAGTAGTAACACCAATGCCATTGACAGCAATATTCGGGGCGCTTGCCGATACAGTGACAGTGCCTACCTGACCAGCAGCCGAAGGGAGGGTAACGGCTGGATTACTCCAAGTTCCGCTACTCCAACTACTTCGGCCCCAGCCTGTGAATATTACGCTGGCATCCGCCATAACCTGTCACCCCTCTGGAGAGTTTAGGCTATACGGATAATAGCGTTACTCGCATCTGCTGTTGGGAATACGATCTGGAAGTCCCCAGATGTAGACGTTTTGTCCGCACCAAAGTCCAAGACAACAACGGACGGATCACCAGATGCTGTGTCATTATAGATCAATGCGCCGCGAGCAGTGATTGTTGCAGACGTAAACGTCAAGTCCGCAAAGTCTGTGAACCCTGTTGTACCAGAAGTTGTTGGTGTGACATTGGTCAAAGCACCGCCACCCGCAGAATACGAACCAGAGTTACCAACTTCGTTTGTTGCTGTGTAAGCAGTTGTAGCCGCAGTAAAAGAAGCACTGTTTGTGTACAAAGCCAACTTAAACGTGTTGCCGCTTGAGTTTGTAAAGTTATGTGTAGCCGTCATCAATTCTTTCTTGAATGATGTACACATGTAGTTTCCAGTAAAGGCCATATTAAAGTCTCCTTATGAGGTCAGCCAGATCGGGATGTCCCGCATCATTAAGTGCATTATACACAGTTGTGCGGTCACTGCGAATAGCTTGTCGCATATAAAATGCAACGAGCGTCTCAACGTGCTTTTGGTAAGCACGAGCTTGATCCCTGATAGCTGGGGGTGCTGTATCAGATACAGAGATCAACTTCTGAACGCATTGCTCAGAAAGTTCTTCTGGAGTAAACCCTCTGTGATTACTTGTGTTTACTAACACTAGGTTCTCATCACGAGGTGCATCAAGTTTTAACTCAAACATTTACATTTCCATCCTTGGCTCGCCATCACGGTAACTGTCCCGCTTCAGTCTGCCTTCTCCCAATACAACTAGACGCCTCATAGCGTTGTCAAAGCCTTGCTGATACATAGACAGCACATCGGCCTCGCCCTTCATAAACACATAAGCATTTATTAAACTTCCGTAAAGCAGAGCCTCTTCGGCGTTGTCCCCAAGCCAAGAGCTGCCAGACGCTACAATCGAAGGTGGATCGTAGTAATAGTGCAATTGAACATTATAATCTGCGTCAGGTGTCGGACCTAAGATAAAGTTACCGGGAGAGTTAGTTGACGCGAAGTCACCGTCAAACTCGGAATAATACTTAGGAAGGCCAGTCGTACCCGTTTGATTCGGGTAAGCCTCACGCATGAAGTTCACATCCTTCTCTATCAAGAAGGTGTAGTTACCACTACTATCAATCACCGCAAAAGAGAACGGTGCCAGAAAGTCCGATGGCCTAGCGATATACGGATTGTTTTGATCCATGCTCGCGTTCACGTTCTTGCGAAGCTCTGGAATCATCACCGTGCGGTGAATAAGTTCCTCGGCTTGCTCTATGAACGTAGGAATCTGAGAGACGAATGTTGTCTCGTTGTTCTCAGTATAGTCCTGTATGGCCTGTGATAACTCAGAATAGTTCATTTGAACTTAACCCATTTTAAAGTTTCCGCCGCGCGTTGCAGCTCCCATGCCGCGACACTTGCCGCCCATGTTCATCTTCTTAGGCATCTTGCCGCCATAGCTCATTTTGCCAACGCCGTCAGCAGCAAAAGCTGGCACAGACTTGTCGCCCTTCTTTACCATTGGCATCTTACCGCCGGACTTCATAGCAACAGGTTTCTTCATTTTACCACCATACATCTTTTTATCCGCTTTCTCTTTCTTTTCCCGCTCTGCTATGGTTAGACCATCAGGGCTTCGTGTACTCATTTCCTCGACTCCGTAGATAGATTTCGGACGAGCTTTGGGACGTAAGGATTTTTTAGGTGCTGACATTTTAATCTCCTAATCTACTAAGGTTCTACTAAGGTGTTAACTTTGTAACCCATTCCGCTGTGTACGCTGCAGTAAGTATACAGTGTTGGTGCGCCTGTAGCCACTTCTATTTGTGTATAGGCTCCAGAACTACCGGGAGTACCCGCATATGTGACACCTGTTGTATACTCTGATCCGCCACCATGTGTGCCGTCAGCAGTTGTCGAAAAGCGCAATGGATGCCCTGAGTTAGTGTTGCTTGATTGATCATAACGATATGTACTGCCCTCATATACATCTACACCTGCACCGCCGGGCTGAGAGCCATTTTGATAGTAAACATTACCACTACCGGGGTTAACAACGGTTATTGCGTATGTAGCTCTAATGCCAAACGCAGATGCTGAACCAACAGATGATGTAGAACTAATGCCCGTAAGGTTTGCAGTGGCATCGCTCTGAGGGATATTTACAGATACCGATCCAACGGAAAGCGAGGCAGTTGACCCAGTGACATTGGCTATCTCATTACCTGTGTCTGAAACGGAGACAGTAACTCTTCCCACAGACGCAACCATATATTGCGCGGGGTTCCACACAGGGTTGAAGCCAAACAACTCTCGGCTCTCCAGCAAAGAAGTATCTGGGCGTGGGTTTCTTAGTGATTGAGGGTCATTAACCTTTATACGTCCAAGAAAGTTCTGCGGCTGATCGGGGTCAGCGACATCTCTACCGACAAGGAAACCAGTCTTAACACCGTTGTTATACTCAGGCACAAGGTCTTTGAGGGGGTAACGGAACCCCGTCCTATCACAGAACCCGAAGGCGTATTTGGCTTTTGCGTAGGTCATTACCCACCCAACATAAATGTATCAAAGGGTACAAATTTGATTGACGCTGTTTCCTCATCTTCGCCAGCAGCGAGCTGGAACTGAAACTCATACTCTTGCTTCAGCAATGGAACACGAGCGGAAACGTCTGGCTTCTTCATGGCTATGTAGTATGCCATGCCTGAAACCAACGCTGGTACGAAACGCGGCGGCACAGAAGATACATCTCCACCAATGCCATTAGACAGCCCGTCAATACCCTTCAGCCTATAATAGGCTAGAGTATACGGCGTAGTGGCGTCTGGCACAGGCCATAGAGTTACTTTGACTTCCGTGGGGAGCCTTTGGACGTAGATTTGGGTCGGCCTACCTTGCGTGTTTTTGTTGGTTTGCTGGGCGTAGGTCGTGACACTGACCCTCGCGAGGGCGGTGTCGGTTTGATTTGTACCTGTACCTGTGCGGACTTGGTGTTCGATGAGGTCGATGGTGTCCGAAGGAAGGGTATACGTTGACGTACCCGCTGTAATAGCGAGCGTACCCGCTTCAATAGTGAAGAGATTAAGACCACGATTCTGCCACTCCAATGTTAATATGTTAAGGCTCCTACGAGCCGTTTTTAGATCATATCCAGAACGCATCTCAAGGCCAGCACGCTCATATGCTTCCTCAAATAGTTCTGGTAGGTCTGGTGTGACTACTGCCATGATCTAAGTCTTCCTATATTTCGCCGTCTTCTTGGCAATTTTCTTCGGCTGTTTGGCAACCTGCTTGCCCTTTTTAGTGGCTTCGCGCTTCTTCTTAGTAGTAGCGGCGTATTCCTTATCCGTCAAATTCTTGATAGCCTTTTCAGGAAGATACCGCTCGCCTGTAGCCTTCTTTCCCTGAGTAGACGGCTTACCAGACTTGGTCCGCCACTTCTGCTTACCCCAGCTTTTAAGACTTTTTTGACTTGGTTTTAACGCCATCTGCCTTAGCCTTTGCTACTTTGCTCAAATCTTTATAATGCACCAGCTTTACACTTGTCTTGCCGTGGGTCTTGCCAGAATGCAATGAACCGTCAGGCATCTTATGTGTGCCACCTTTATGGACAGTGCCGTCCTTGCGATAATGCTTTACGCCTTTCACGATGTGTACCCCCCGCCAGAAGACTTATACGCCTTAGCCAACATCTGGGCTTTCCTAGCGGACCACTGGCCCGGCGCTCCACCCTTACCTCCAGCTTTTATTCTATTGAACAAACGCTTACGCTTCTCAGGTTGGGTGTAGTTACCCGCCTCGTTGACTTTACTCTTTGACTTTTTCTTTGCTTTGCCACCTTTGCCAAAACGAATGATGTCTAAGTCCCTCGCATCGTCTCCAGTTGAGACGCGATTGCCAGTGAGCTGACTTCCCATCTGAGTCCTAGAAATAGCCATCTAACACTTCCACCGTTTTCTAGCCTGACGTAGGCGACTGTTGGGGTCTTTAGCAGCTTTGGGAAACTGCTTCATCTGTCCAGCAGAGCGAGCGCAGTAGGACTTACGCCGCTTGGCGGCTGCACTACCTTTCTTTACTGTACCCGTAACCGCCGTCTTTAACTTAGAGCCGGGGTTATCCTTACGGTACTTAGCCACACCTTTCTTGGTCATACCCGCACCAGACTTGGTTGGGCGTTTTTGACCACCTTTTATGGTGTGGCCTTTCATAGTACCTTTTTTCTTTTCAGCCATGACTTACTCTATGAGTAGGGTCATCTTATTGCCTGACCCAGTAAAGGCGGAAACGAAACAACCATTATCAGCCAGTATGCCATCATTGGGGATGTACACATCATTCCAACCTGTAGGTAGGGTCAGGTCAAGTATGACCTCTCCTGTGGCACTGCCACTGCGAATAGTGAAGGCAGCGGCAGATGCGGCGTTTACTAGAACACCCTGCAGTCTGCCCCGTGATGGGCCTACAAGTGCGGGTGTGTCACCCACTGCAAAGTTAAAAGCTCGTACTTCTTGACCAGCCATGTAGCTACTCCTTACGGTAAGATTGCAGTGTTAAACGCTTGTGCATACATAATTGTAATGCGAACAGAACCCGCGTTAGTAGCAGCAGAAGATGTTACAGTTAAACGAAGGTCTGATGTACCAGTGTTACCCCACTCTAGGGTTCCACCACCGCCAGCACCTAGTGCTTTAACGCCTACTGTAGTTCCTGATGCAACTGCGTTTATAATAGTATTTGCATTGCCACCTACTTCACCAACGCTTATATTGGTAGTGGTGTTAGCCGCAGCTACAAGGTCGATAATACAGTTAACGATCTTAGAATTAGCAGGGATTACAATATCTGTTGTAACAGCTCCAAGAGCGCCGCCTGCAAGGCTTTGTACTGTGTCTTGGCACATAACAACGTAACCTACGTTAGCAATGTTCGTACCTATAGTTGTGCCTGTTGTATTCTTAATATTACCTGCCCGTATCGGGCCTGAAAAAGTTGTATTAGCCATGAGAATCTCCTGTCGTGGCAAATGTCAGCCGCACCATGCGACTGTCAGGGATAACAAAAGTATACACATGTTATTTAAAAAAGAAAGGGGCTACCGAAGCAGCCCCCTTCTATAAAGTTCAATTGAACTTATGCGCCGGGTGAACCGTACACACCTAGTGGATCGGATACGCCGAAAGAATAACGCTCACGCGCTTTGTAGCGCACGTTACCTGTATCGAAGTCACCGTCCATAGATGTCTGCATAGCAGTACGGATGAAGTGCTTCATGCCGTTTGGAACATCTGTAGTTAGGAAGAAGGCGTCTGCGTCAGTCAGATAGTGATTGACACGGTAGCCTTCAGGGATCGAACCATTAGTGTTGATAGCATTAATGTCGTTATCCGCTGTACCTACACGCAGTTCAGTCTGGAGCAAACGAGTTGCAACAAACATCAACGCAGGTGGAACTACGAGCTTGCGTGGGCGAGCAGCAATCAACAGGCCACGTTCATCAGTGAACGCTGCGATATCAATAACAGCTTGCTCAAGCGAGGTTTCGTTTAAGTCCGCAGCCACTGCTGGACGGTTGGCGTTGTTACCGCCAGCCACAGTACCGTGTGTTGTTGAGAACAATGTAGCGCCGTCACCTGAGTTAAAGGTGGTGAAGCCTGTGTTCAACAACGAAGCCGCTTTAACCTGCTTCGTGTACGCCATGGCGCGAGCCAAGGCTTTGGTGTAACGAGCAGACAGAGAATCATACAAGTTATCTTCCATCGCTTCTTCAGTGATGGAGAAACCCATGCCAACAGTCTCGTGATTGTAACGAGCTGTGAACGATTCTTGAGCATTATCATAAGAGATAGCAGAGCCTTCAGCTTTTACTGGGGCTGCGCCAAATCCTGATAATTTTACTTCTTCCTCAAAACTACGTTCTGAGTTTTCAGTCTCATAGATTTCTGCGTGTTCGTTTTCGTACTTACCATACTCAAGCCCGAAGAGAGCGTTGAGACCCGGTAATAGCTCTTTAAGGAGCTGGGCGCGTGAAATAGCCATTAGTTAACCTCCTTAAATGCCTACGTTGTTGGTCATGCTATGAGCTGCTGGGTTAAACTTAACCAACAGATCAGGGAAAGCATCTGAAATAGGTGATACCGCAGAAACAATACGGAACGCCGCTGCTGTTGTCACAGTTGTTGACTCAGCCGCAGTTGTAGAGTTGCCTGTAGTAGTAGAACCAGTTGTAGTAGACTGAACTGCCGCGAAGAAAGTATTCGCACCAATATCAGACTGATCCATAGCACCATCCGCTTGTACTTGGAAAAGTACATTTGGATCATCAACAACGTATGCTTTGATAGCATCGCCATTAGATGTACCCGTTGGGTAGTATTGTGCCTGAACCAACTGGCCTGACGAGTTCACATATTCACAACCAACAAAGACACCAATAGCACCAAGACCACTACCACCAAGGTTATTGGTTGTAATGTCTGCGCCTGTTGCAGTTGAAAGTGCGATATAGCCATCGGCCCCAATGATAACAACTTGCCCGTAGAACAGGTTCGTCGCTTCACCAGCGGGATCGATGAGATACTGGGACGTTGCCCCAGCGTATGGCATACCGTCAGAACGCTTGACGGGCTTTAAGCCATAGGGAGCTGCTGTTAAAGCCATCTCTCTTACTCCTAATTTAAGTTAGACAAGCTCCCCCTTCAGGTTACTTGCCGAATGATGATCGCGTTGACCGTTCTGGGTCTAATACGGGCATACGCGGGTCTGAATTGCGCAAGTAGCTATTGTCCACAGCACTCATCTGGTTTTGGGCCTGATCTAGCTGGGCTTCACGGCGAGCTTGCACGTTTTCGGTTGAGTTCTGACAAAGCAGTAATCCACCGACCTCTATGTTGTCTGTAAATCGAGACTCGATATCAGACACAACTTGAAGGTTTGGATGATCTTCTGAACGAACGGGTGTCCATCCCTCACGAAATTTAGAAGAGACGTTGGTGTTATCATTTTTCCCAAGAGTAGCGGTGCGAATCCAGCGGTACTCAATACCGGGTCTGGGTTCGGGGGTTGGTAACATTGACGGTCTCTGCCATGACACCTTGCGTTGACCCGACTCGCGGGTCTCTGTAGTGCGTGAGTTCCTATTCGACATTATTTCATTTCCTTCATCAATTGCGCCGCATATTGTTCATTTGACAGACCAAGTCTCTTGGCGAGAGAAACCTGCGTTGAGGTCAGTTGCACTTTGCGTGGTCTTTTACCGCTACGAGCGGCAGGGGCGACTACGTTACCCGCTTGGCGTTGAGGTGCAGATTCCTCAATAATCTCATCGCCAAACTTATCTGGAAACACGCGGCGAACCGCAGTGTCTAACTCATTGTAGTATTCTTCCGTCCTCGGATCAACACCACTTTTCACTAGCTTCTCGTGAAGCCCGTAAGCATACCCTGTCATCTCAGGGTCTTTCTCGAACCAATCGTTCCTACTAGCCCAGTCCATAGCCAGTTTATCTGGCTTAGGCGGCTGCGCTGCTGGTGCCTCATACTGAGGTTGCGGTGCTTTCTGTTGAGCTGGTTGAGGCTTGTAGTTATCGTAACGAACTTTTTCGTTCTGAAGAACATTAAGCTGCTCTTGAGCAGCAAGCAGTGCATCGGGATCACCTGCTTCGTAGGCAACTTTAAAAGCGGATTTAGCCTTATCAAGCTCGGCGCTAACACGCCCCTTGGCCTGATTGACGAGAACGCCTTCACCTTCTGAGAGGGTCTTTCGTAACTGTTCGTTCTCAGCCTTTACTTGCTGGGCGAATCGTAGAGCTTCGTCTTGGAGTCGAGCAGATTCTTCCTTTGCTCGGCGTTCTTCGTGGTATTCAAACTTTAGTTGTTTGATACGTTTTTGCACGCCTTCGCTGTACTTTTCCACCTCATCGTCATCTGGGACGTTAGGTTGAGTACTTTCGGCGCGACGAGGCTTACCCTTATCTTCTTCGGGTGTATCGTCTACAACCTCAATTTCAAAGCCGTCATCACTGTCAGACTCTTCTGACTGTGCATTGGCTAGAGCTTCAGCGACTGTCTCGTCTCCAAACTCTGTTTGTTCTGCTAACTGATTCATGCTCTTGCGTACCCCCGTGGATCATCGACAACTGCTTCTACAGTGTCGTCATTGATTAAACGAAACTCTTTCCCATAGACTTTGAATCGAGTGCCAGAATACGAACGGAAGATTACGAAATCCCCCTTCTTGCAATACGGTCCATGTGGAAACTTAGATTCATCCGCGTAGGCGTCAGCGCCTAGCTCCATAACAAAACCAATGATAGATGCCGTCTCTTCTGCGGAACGCATTCCGTCAGGCATTATGACCCCACCTTCGGTCTTCTCACTTGTTTCGGGTACGCCAATAAGGATTTTGTATCCTTGAGGCTGCGGTAGTTTAGAGGCTACCTTCTCCTCTGTCTTCTTGTTACCTGTATACATATCTCTTCCTGCAGTGATTAAAGGTTCACAGATACCCTGCGCAGTTGCCTGCGTAGTTCTCCCAAGTGTACGGTACACTAGAACATGTTACGTTTCAACATACCGCGTCTCAATATCTTTTAGGTCATCTCTGATAAACCTCAAAGCCTCTATTCGCCCTACCATTCGGTTATAGAGTTCCATACTATCTGCCGCGCCAGACGCGAGATACGTTTTTAGTTCGTCCTCGTATCCGTCTAGTTTACGACCCACCAGCGTAAATACGTTATCGTCCATCTCCCTTAGCAAGCTCCTTTGCTATTTCAATACCTAGTTTAGCGCCTTCTGCTTGATCTTTGCGCTGTGCGTCATCCAGATCAGTGGCAAGTTTAACACCCAAACGTGCGCCCTCTCTCTGGTTCTCAGAAGAAATTCGCTCCGCATCAAGCTGCAGTTTTGCGGTATCCATCTGAATCTTATGCTGCAATTCTTGTTGCTTCATCTGCAATTCCATCTGCTGCATCTGAACAACTGGGTCTTGCTGCTGTTGTTGTATCTGCTTTTGCTGCGCTTCCATCTGATCTTTCTGAAGGAGCTTCTCGGCAGCGTCCTTAGCAAGCCTAGAGATTTGAACCTCTACGTCTTCTGGCAAAGGCTGATCTTCATTCGGCATCTCAACACCGAGCATCTTCTCAATCTCACGACGATACTGGAACGCAACATGTTCTGTTATATGCGCGGCCATTGCCTGCCCGATGGCTTGCGCAAACGGAGACTGACCCACCATTTCCCGCATTTTCGGGTCTTGCATTGCTGCCATATGGACAGCGATATGTGCCTCGTGATCCTGATACTTAAAGGCTTTGACAGGCTCTTGCTTCAGGAGCATCATATTTTCTGTAACAGGATCAGAGGGTTTGATGTCATCTGGCAACTTAATGATGTCTGAAGCGTCCTGAATACCCAGAACCTCAAGCATCTGACGATGCAACTTGCCCAAGTCGTATAGCTGTGGAGCCTGTTGAGACAACTGGAGAGCCGCCTGATACTGCATGATCCGCTGGGACATTGTCGCAGCGTTGGGGTCAGACACAGGTATAACGTCTACGCGGGCGTCAAAGTCTTCCTGACGATTAAAGTCACCATCCATCTCGTAAGCATATTCTGACGGCATGTAATCACGGATAATGCTCGACAAGAGGCGTAGCTCTTTCTTCATAGCTGCGTGCATACGAGCCTGAACGCCGGACATAACTTTCATGGAGCGTTCCATCAAAGCGAGAGTTGTACCCACAGGTGCCTGTGCGTTCATGTCACCTACTTGAATGTCCGCAACCGAACCAATGCGTCTTCCCTCTTCGACAATGTTGCCCAGTAACGAGTAGAGTACAGACGATGGCTCTTTGTAAGGGATGAACGTAATCGAATCCCGTATAGCACCGCCCGGTACATCAACGTCCCTGAACTCACCCGGCATAAGAGGACTGTCGTCCCCTTTAATACGCATTCCCCTAGCTTTAAGGCCAGCAGGCAAGTTCGATAGTGTGCCAGCATCAATAAGCTGCCGAAGAATCGAAGTAGCAGACTTGGCGAGACCGCCGATGAGATGAATAAGGCCCGTACCGTAGAAACCCAGTCCCGGCAGGTATTTGTAATGGACGAAATGTGCGCGTTTCTTCTTCTTACGGTCATCCTCGTACCAATTCCTTCTGATAGATAAAATTTCACGGGAGGACTTATCGATAGTAACGATATACGGGCGTGCGATCCCATCTGGATCATCAAACTCTTCTGGCATGTTCATAGTAACGTGCATTTCTAGAATCGTGTGCCGATCATCATCTTCTATGACGGCGCTCTCCCCATCTAGCTCGTCATATTTTTCTTGTATGTCTGAGAAATCTGGCTCTGGGTCAGGCAGGTCAACATCTTTGTAGAACCCTGCTACCTGTAACTCTAAGATTTCATTGGATGTTTTCTTCATTATGTGCGTATATCGTGGACAGGTCATCAAGTCTGATGCCCCGTAAGACGCTACAAAGTCCTCTGCCGGAACAAACATAGCGGCTGGACGCTCTTCGATTGGGTCGTAATATACCTTCTTAAACGCAGAACCAGCGAGTGGGAGCTTGAATAGCATCTGCTCTGTCTCATCCCGGTACTCAGTCATCTCCTCTGTGAGGAGGTAATTCATCTCTGTCTGGATACGATCAGCTTGATCCAGCTTCTCAGGGGTCATTTTACCCATGATCTTAGTGCGACAGGGTCCAGATGCAGGGAAAAGCTCCCCCATAGCCTGTGCTTGAAAGCGTACAACGGCCTCAGTTAGTACCGGATGGAACACACCAGACGCGCCCTGCCATGGCTGGCTACGGTCTTCGATCTTCATACCTAGCAAATCTAGACCTTTGACATAAGCTCTTGCCCAATCACGGCGAGACTCACGGTCAGACTCAAAATCACCTACAAGTTCTGATGCCATAGACTCCAGAACACCCTCTTCAATAACTTCTGCGAGGTTCTCGTCGTGGTCCCCACCCATAAGTTCGTCAGAGATAGTACCTTCAAAATCAATAATAACCCCACCGTCACCCGTATCAATCGACACTGCTTCAGGGTTTACAATCTCTACTTCAATCTCTTCCGCACCTGTGCCTTCGATGTCTAGCTCTGAGGGTTCTATCTGTCTCTCGACGGCCATTACAGTCTCCTAACTGTGTACATGCTGAAACAATAGCAGATTATACTGCCATTCGTCTAGTGGCGAGGCAGGTCACTGGGTGGGACACCCGCCTCGCCGTGAAACGCGTTTGGGAGGTACACGCTTCAAACTGTACTATAACATAAAAAATACAAGCATAAAAACCCCTGTTGAATCGAAGACTTATTTTGTGTACGATAGAGGTTGAGCAGCGGGGTTATCATGGAAGTTTCTATACCAATGATTTGGGATATTGTACTGGTGCTTATCATAGCTCCACTGGCTTGGTGGTTTAGCCAACTCAACAATGAAGTTAAACGTCTTAACATTTTGCTCAATATGACCCGTGAAAACTATATAAAACGGGAAGATCATCAGTCAGAACTCAGTAGAGTCGTGGATCATATCCTGCGTTTAGAAGGCAAAATCGACAAACTCGCAGAAAAGAACTAATAGTACTCCCTACGGTGCTGATAAGTTGGCTCATCATCCATCTCATCGGACGGAAGACGGATAAATCCACCCTGCCTGAACCGCAATAGCGCCATAACCGTGGAGTCAACAAGGTCATCGTTGGACATAAACGGGAATCCAGCCACTTCTTCGACCAGCTCGTCCGCCCAACGGGTGGCTGGCACCCATACAAGCCCCGATGCAATGATATCTGCCACAGAATTAAGCCTTGCGAGCTTGTCCCCGGTGCCTCTGTGGGGTGTATACTCCTGCACGGGCAGGCCCATACGCCTCATTTCTTGATAGAGCGCAGTTCCAGAGGACTTTTTCTCCACAATGAACGAATCTGGCTCCCATTTGTTGTATTCTTCCATGGCAAGTGTCTTTAATTCAGGAAATTCTAGCCGCTTTTTGATAGAATCCATGAGAATAAGCTGATGTGCGTTCTCATTCTCGTTGTAGAACACCCCCCACGTTGTCAGCGCGGTGTAATCGGCGCGGTTATGCTTCTCTGCTGCCGCATCAAGGGACATAATAACGTATTCTACGGCTGGTGGAGTGTCACCGGGCCATATATTCCACCACTCCCGCTTAACAATCGACGCTGCTTCGGACGTAGGCTTCTGCTGATACTGCGAGTTCCACTGAAACGCAGGCATAGACGCTTTTGTACGCTCCAAAGCCGTCAGATCAAAGAACTCAGGCCACAATGGCTTCTGTATTGGCTTACCATCTGCGTCTTCTGCGTCCAGAATCGCCGGAAACTCAACGATCTCGTACTGATCGGACAGCGGATTCTTCACCATATCGTTAGTTACACGGCCTGTAAGGTCGTCCATGTGCCAACGTGTCTGCACAATAGCTACCCGCCCACCCGGCATCAGACGTGTACGAGCGCCAAAGGTGAACCATTCATAGGCTTTGTCAAATACTGAGAAGTTACCGTTGATAACATCCTGCTCGGAATGCGGATCATCAACTAGAAGTAAGTCTGCACCACGGCCAGCGAGGGCTGACCCAATACCACAGGCGAAGTACTCGCCCCCAAAGTTCGTGTTCCACCGCCCCGCAGACTTCGAGTCAACCGCCAGCGAGACCTCTGGGAATATATCCTTGTACGCATCGACAGAGATCAGGTTACGGACCTTCCGCCCGAAGTCCACCGCGAGGTCTGTGGTGTGCGAGACCATCATCACCTTTTTGTCAGGGTTACGCCCCAAGAACCAAGCTGGGTAGAATATAGACACGAGCTGCGATTTCCCGTGACGCGGGGGTATGTTGACACATACGCGGTCTTTGGAGCCGTCTTCCAACGCCATGAGCTGATCTGCCAGTATCCTGTGGTGCCTACCCACCTTGTAGTCAGGCTGCATCCGCTTGCAGAACTCAATGAGATCGTCGTGTGCTGACTGGTTGTATTGTCTCGTGGAGAGTTCTCCTACGATCTTGTCTATCTCTGCCAACTCTTCAGGGTTAAACGAGTCCAAGTTGTCCAGCATGTGCTGCACTTCAGCAGGTGAGAAGTCCATGCCTGTAGCTAGGTTAGCTAAATCAATCGCCATCCAGCCCTAGCTCCTTGTCCACGTCGATGGCATCGGCGTCCAAAACTACGGCGTCCTCGACCTCTGGATTCACCAGCCGTGACAGCTTCTCGCGCAGCTTGTCCTTCAGGTCATCTGTAGTCTGGTGAGTAACTGTCACCTCAGACTTCTCCGCGAACAACCCTACATCACTGATCTTACCCAGCAGCTCCAAAGCACGTATGCGTATACGCGGGTCAGGGTTCTCTGTCTCTTCGATCAACTTGTTTGTCACCAAATGACGTACCTGTGTCGCGCTCTTGACCACCGAATGTCCGAAGTCTTTCAGTATCCGATCTGTCATCAGCAGGGTCGCAGGAGTCAGCTTCGCCACCCGTTTCGGGGTTGCGGCTTTAGAAGCCTTT